AAGAGTTTGTAGGCGGTATAAAGTCAATTTACTTTATTAACTACGGAGATTTAGGCGCAATTACTTACGGAGCTACAGATGCTTCCGATAAGATTTTAACTATTGCAGGGACTATGAGTTTATATAAGTACGACTTAAAAGGCGCAAATAGTTTCGAGCAAACATTTACAAGTTCACGTGAAAACGGAACTACTTTTGTAGAGCAAACTTTAACTTTTACTATTAAAGGTTTAGATGCAACAACTACAAAACAAATAAAATTACTTGCTTGGGGACGTCCCCACGTAGTAATTAAAACAAACGCAGGAAATTTCTTTTTAGCAGGTTTAGAACACGGAATGGATGTAACCACAGCACTTGTTTCTAACGGTGCTGCAATGGGTGACCTTAACGGTTTTACTGTGACACTTGTAGGACAAGAAGCAATTAACGCAAATTTCTTAAATGTTGCTTCACCTTTTGCTGATTCAGATTTAGTAGGTGCAACAAAAGTATTTACAGGTTTAACAACTGCAAATATTATTACTACTTAAAACTTAAAAAATTATTTTTAAAGCCGTTCTTCACAGTTCGGCTTTTTTTTTGTCTTAAAAAAAGAACAAAAACACGAATATTTAATTATACTAATATGATAGTATTAACACCTTCAGGAAGCCCGCAAACATTTAGTTTTATTCCACGTGACAATACCTTTAATGTTATGGAACTAACAGACGAACAAACAAACGTAACAACACCTGTAGCAATTACTTCAAGTACAACAGGAGACTATATAAACACGATTACAGCAACCTTTGCTTTAGTAGAAGGACATTTTTACAATTTAGTTTTAAGAATAGGCACAACAATAATATTTAAAGACCGAGTATTTTGCACGGCACAATCATTAGTTACATTTTCGGTTAATAACAACCAGTATGTAAGTAATTCAACAACAAATGATTTTATAGTATATGAATAATCTACACGTTTTAAATTTGTCGGCTTATACGTCACCTGTAGTTTCGGAAACAAACCGAGAAAATTGGGTAGACTTTTTAACCGAAGACGGCGACCAATATTTTCAATTTTTAATTGAGCGTTATAGCAATTCAACAACGAATAACGCTATTATAAACAACGTAGCACGATTAATATACGGCAAAGGTTTAAGTGCTTTAGACGCTAATAAAAAGCCAAACGAGTACGCACAAATGATGAGCTTGTTTCATAAGGAAGACGTACGAAAAATGGTTCTTGATAGAAAAATGTTTGGACAATTTGCTATTCAAGTTCATTATAACGACAAGCACGACAAAATACTAAAAGCATATCATATTCCTGTTAATCTTTTACGAGCTGAAAAATGCGATAAAGACGGACAAATAACAGGTTATTATTATTCTGATAATTGGGACGATACTAAAAAGTTTGCACCGATTAGATTTAACGCTTTTGGTTATAGCAAAGAAAAAATAGAAATACTTTATTCAAAACCTTATTCGGTTGGAATGAAATATTATTCCTACAGCGACTATGCAGGTTGTATTCCATATTGTCTTTTAGAAGAAGAAATTGCAGACTATTTAATTAACGAAGTTCAGAACGGATTTAGTGGAACTAAAGTTGTAAATTTTAACAACGGAGTTCCAACAGACGAACAACAACAAATAATTTCAAACAAGGTACTTGACAAACTTACAGGAAGTCGCGGACAAAAAGTTATAGTAGCGTTTAACAACAACGCAGAAAGCAAAACAACGGTTGAAGACATACCTTTAAACGACGCTCCACAGCACTACACGTATTTAAGCGAAGAATGTTTACGTAAAATTATGTTAGGACACAATGTTACAAGTCCTTTATTATTTGGAGTTGCTTCAACAAATGGTTTTTCAAGTAACGCTGAAGAATTAAAAAATTCAAGTATTCTTTTTGACAATATGGTTATAAGACCGTTCCAAGAAGAAATACTTGACGCGTTCGATAGCATTTTAGCATATAACGGAGTTGCATTAAAGTTATTTTTTAAGACTTTACAACCACTTGAATTTACGGACTTGGAAAACACGCAAAACGCAGAACAAGTTGCAGAAGAAACAGGAACGGAATTAAGCGCACACACAAACCCATTGATTGATTTAGGCGAAGAACCAAAAGACAATTGGTTGCTTATAGATGAATTTGAAGTTGACTACGAAAAAGACGAAGAAGAAAACAAATTGTTAAGCAAAGAGCCAAAACAAAGTTTGTTGAGTAAAATTGTAAGTTTGGTTAGTACGGGAGATGCAAGACCAAACATAACAAGTAAGCAAGACAAAACTATTGACGGCTTAAAATTCGTTGTTAGATATAAATACGTTGGCGCAATAGATTTAAAAAAATCAAGAAGTTTTTGCAAACAAATGATTTCCGCTAATAAAATTTACCGAAAAGAAGATATTCAAGTAATGAGCAATACTTATTTAGGTGACGGCTATACAAATGCAGATGGCAAGGTAATTGGATGGGGTGCAAAAGGTGCTTTGACTTTTGATAGGTTTCTTTTTAAAGGGGGCGGTTCGTGTTACCATCGGTGGAATAAACAAGTGTATGCAGTTCTTCAAGGAACGGCTTTAAACATAACCGAAAACACAAAAAAAATAGCACAAGCAAAAGCCGAAGAATACGGCTATGTAATTAAAAATCCAAGTTTAGTTGCAACAAGACCAGTTGATATGCCAAACTTTGGTTTTTTACCAAGTAACCCAAAACCACCAAGAACAATAACAAGATAATGGCAGAAGCACTTTTAGTAACACGACAAGACATAGTTAAATTTACTTCGTTAAACGGAAACGTAGACACGGACAATTTTATACAATACATTAAGATTGCACAAGATACAGACTTGCAAAATTTTACCGGTACGAAGCTTCTAAACAAGATAAAAGCGGACATAATAGCAAATACATTAAGTGGAAATTATTTAACGCTTACAACGACTTATTTAAAGCCGATGCTTATTCATTTAGCAATGAAGTATTATTTGCCGTTTGCTTGTTACACGATTTCAAACAAAGGAGTTTACAAACACAATTCAGAAAATTCAACGAGCGTAGAAAAAAGCGAAATAGACTTTTTAATTGAAAAGGAAACACAAATAGCACAACACTACACACAACGTTTTATTGACTATATAAGTAACAATAATAATTTGTTTCCTGAATACAATTCAAATTCAAATAGTGATATGTTTCCAGATACTAATAATAATTATACAGGATGGTACATTTAAAAACTTACAAACCAAAAGAAGTAAACATAGTTAAGTTAAAAACTTACTTAAAGAAATTAGAAAATGGCAAATAGTAACGGTTGGGGTGACGGAGCAGCAAACAACACAATAGGTTGGGGGCAAGGCGCAAACAACACAATTGGTTGGGGTTCTGTTTACGCAGTAAGTGACGCAGGTCGTACTGATATTATAGGAACAACACCTGTTTTATTTACTACTGAATGGACTACAACGGCTTCAAGTGAAACGATACAGTTACCTTATTTAGTTGCTGGAACTTATACAGGAACAATAGATTGGGGAGACGGGAATACAAGTGCTAATAGTTATGCAAATAGAACGCATACTTACGCAACAGCAAATACTTATACAGTAGTAATAGACGGGACTTGTTTAGGTTGGAATTTTGGTATTACGTTATCAGGGGGCAATATCACTTCAGTAATACATTGGGGGCAACTACAGTTACTAAATGAAACTAGTGGAGGTTATTTTTCAGAATGTGCTAATTTAGATTTATCTTTAGTATCTGATGTTCTTGACTTAACAGGTATTACTAACTTAAATACTATGTTTTTATTTTGCACATCCCTTACAAACATCAACAGAATTGGTGAGTGGGATACTTCAGCAATTACAAATATGAATGGTATGTTTCAAGGGTGCGACCAAATTAATTTCAACATAGGAACTTGGGATGTAGGAAGCGTTACAGATTTCTCAGACTTTATGGCTGATGCAACACCTACATTTTCTACTACTAACTTGGATGCTATTTATAATGGATGGAGTTATTCAGGGGTGGTAAATGACCTTTCTATATCTTTTGGCACAGCTGAATATACAACAGCAGGAGGACAAGCAGGCAAAAACATATTAATATCATCAGTGCTTTATAATTGGACAATAATAGACGGAGGAGGAATATGAGATATTTTATAGTTTACAACAATGACAAAATAGTATTCCATTATGGAACGCTAACTGAAAAACAATTTTTGACTACGGGACTTGAAAATACATTTATTACTGAAGACAAACAAGAGTTTATTGATAAGTTAATGAATGATTTTAATATTGTATACAAAAAAAAGAATAGATGAAAAGTAATTATTTAGCAAGTCTTTATTTTATAGCAGGTTTTTTAACTTCGTTTTCTTTAATGGTTCAAGGCACAGAACTTTACATTAATTTGGCAGGAGTTACTTTGTTTTTTTACTTAACTTTTAGTTTAACGGAAGCACTTGAAGATTTAGGGTTATGAGAATACAATTTTATTTATTACTTTACACAATTAAAAATTCAGCGTTGAAACTTATAACAATTTGCTTTTCGTTTTTTTTACCTATTTCTGGAATACTTGGACTTTTATTTGCGTTAATATTGTCGGACACCGCAACAGGAATTTGGAAAGCAAAACACCAAAAACAAGAAATAACTTCACGCAAACTTTCGGCAATAGTTTCTAAATTACTTTTATACGAATTAACGGTTATACTTTTTTACCTTATAGACTTTTATATTTTAAACGACATAATTTTAACGTTCTTTTCCGTTCCTTTAATGCTTACAAAAGTTTTAGCGTTGGTGCTTGCTTCAATAGAAATAATGAGCATAAACGAAAATTACAAAGTTGTTAAAGGAATAGACCTTTGGCAAAGCGCAAAATTATTGTTTGCACGAGCAAAAGAAGTTAAAGACAATATTAATAAATTAAAATGAATTTAAGCGCACACGTTACATTAAAAGAGTTTCAAGCTTCAGGGTTAGCAACGTTACGAAATCTTAATAACGAAATGAACGATTCGCAAATTGCGTCCGCAAAACTTTTGTGTGAAAATGTGTTTGAACCGTTAAGAATATACTTAAACACACCGATACAAATTAGTTCGGGTTTTCGCAGTTTACAGGTTAATAAAATGATAGGTGGCGCAAGTACAAGCCAACATACAAAAGGCGAAGCAATGGACTTACAAATAGGCGCAAAGGGTTTTAATTTTATTAAAGACAAATTACAATTCGACCAACTTATTTGGGAGTTTGGAAACGATGAAAACCCGTCTTGGGTTCACGTTAGTTATAGTTCTAAAAATCGTAAACAAGTATTAAAAGCAAGCAAAAAAAATGGGAAAACTATTTATTCTAATTACTAGCATTTTACTTTATTCGTGTTCGGCTCAATTTCACCTGAACAAAGCAATTAAAAAGGGTTATGTTTGTGAAGAAACAGGCGACACAATTCGTATTACAACTTTAGATAGTATTCCGGTTATTGTAAACGACACAATAGTTTGGGAAAAGTTTATAAGCACTAAAGACACGGTTATAAAATACAACACAGTTTACGTTCCAAAAACACGAATACAATTAAAACGTGAATACAAAATAAAAATAAAAACTATTTACAAAGACAAGGTAGTTGAAAAAGCACAAGCTAAAGCTGAAGGCAAAAAGAACCGACCAAAAGGAAATTTAAATTTATTATTTGTTGGGGTTGGAATAGGTTTACTACTTTCGTTCTTATGGAAGTACGCAAAACAATCATTAATCTAAATTTTTTATGAAAAATAACAGCGCAAGGTTTCGTCTTAAACAAGATGAGATTGAAGTTTTAATGCAGTATCGTGGAATAAAAGAAGCAACAGACGAAGCTGGAGTAGATGACAAAGACGTAAAACACGGTTGGCTAAAAACAAAACAAGCAAGTTTATTCTTTAAAAACCCAAACTTTAAACAGGAAGAACTAAACGAAATACAAAGAATTAAAGACGAATGTATAAAAGAAGTAAAGATATACGCTCCGAAATACCACGCAATCGAAATCATTAAAAGCACGGACACGCATTTACTTGTAATTGATATTGCAGACTTGCATATTGGAAAACTAGCGACTGCGTTTGAAACAGGCGAAGACTATAACAGCCAGATAGCTGTTAAACGTGCAAAAGACGGACTACAAGGCATTTTAGACAAGTCAAAGGGTTTTCATATAGATAAAGTTTTATTTGTTGCAGGAAACGACATTTTACATACTGATAATACTAAACGAAGCACTACAGCAGGAACGCCACAAGACACGGACGGAATGTGGTACGATAATTTTATAATGGCTAAAAATCTATACATTGATTTGTTAGAAAAGTTATTAAGTTTCGCTGAAGTTGAAGTTGTTTACAATCCAAGCAATCACGACTTGACACACGGCTTTTTTTTAATGCAATTAATAGAAGCACACTTTAGCAAGTCTACAATTAATTTTAACGTAGATTTAAAGCACCGTAAAGCATTTAAGTACGGAAACAACTTAATCGGAACTACACACGGTGACGGAGCAAAAATCGAAAACCTACCTTTATTACTTGCTACAGAGTTTCCAATACTTTGGAGCGAAACAAAACACCGTTATATTTATTCGCACCATATACACCACAAAACAAGTAAAGACTTTATTGGAGTAACATTTGAAACTTTACGAAGTCCTTCAGGAAGTGACAGTTGGCACCATAAAAACGGATATACAGGCGTTCCAAAAGCGGTTGAAGGTTACATACACCATAAAGATTTTGGACAAATCGCACGGCTTACCCACGTTTTTTAATCATTTATTTAAACGATATTTTGATTTATCATTTATTTAAACGATATTTGCAATTCATAGTTAATAAAAAGAAAACAGTTATAAGCTCCCCAGCACGTAGCTGTTTTTTTTTGTGACAATAAACGGTTTAATTCCGATTAACTGTCAAGTAAAGCGCAACGTAAACTTGACATTTTCAGTTTATAACCTTAATAATAGCAAAGATTTTATGGGTTTTACCTTACAAAATGAGTACAATTTGTACTTATCTTTATTTAGAATGAATATAAATTACACTTTTTTTTATTTAGAAAACGTAATAAACACAAGGGTTTTAAAAAATAATTAAAAATAAATTAAAAATAATTGTTAAAAAGTATTGTAGTTATTAAAATAGTATTTATATTTGCATA